TTTTAACAATACGATCCCATTGTTTCTTAGTACTGAACTCTGAAAGCGTTTCAAAATTCATGAAATCATTTTCATCATGTGTTCTCTTGATAGGCTGTTTCTGAATCTTACGGAGATTCATTTTCTGTTTTTCATCGTTAAACTTACGTATAAGTTCAGCCTGTTCCTGTATGGTATAGTTTACGAAAAACACGTAAACGTTATATTCGAGTTCCACTCCTGGACTTTCTGTTACTACAAATTTAAATTCTGTATATTCACCTTTTTTCAAAGAAACAACCCCTCTGGTTTCTTCTTCAAGTTCTCTCAAAGCACATCTAATGGGATTTGGAATCTCCCTTCGCCTGCACCCTCCGGTGACGAAAATCCAATCTTTGAATCTTCGATCCCGGACAGTGAGAAATCGTGGTTTATCACCTATAAAAGTGACGGGTACTGCAATTGCTTTATATTTTTTCATTGCTTATTTGCAAGTTATAATTGAATAAGATGATTATTCTGAAGATTCTTCTTCATCATCATCAACTTGGGTTTCAAAAACTTCCTCTTTTTCTGTTTCTACAACTGGTACAGATTTCACTTGCGGTGGTGGTCTGGATAAATGTGTCATGAGGTTTCCATAAAATCCTTTAACATTATCCATTTCTGATTTCGTTTTATTAAGTTCTCTGTACATGTACATTGTGGCAACAATACACATGAGCACGGCAACTATAGTCGCGGTATCGCGATCGAATGTAAACATTTTATATATAAAATTACGAGCTAATTTTTTAAGTTCCTATAATCGCACCCATGTGCGTTTTCTTTTCGGTTGGACATGGGTACCCCATTTTTCCAAATTGTATTTCCTGGTAATGACCTTCTTTACACTCCGCATTTTGGGGAGGTTTTTCTGGTTTTTTACCAACTAAATGATCTAAAGTACCTGATTTTGGGTCATACGTTATAACAAAGATAAATGCTAAGAGAAAAATTAATTGCCAAAACATTTATAATAAATGGATAAATTAAATTAGTTGGAATACATCAAACCACCCATACCATTTTCGATACGGAGGATGTTGTAGTTGACGGCGTAGATTGTATTAGCGAACGATGTATTATCGGAAACAAGTCTCGCGGAATCGAGTCTACTAAAGTTGAGCGAACCCGTTGGTTGAACCTTAGCCGTGTCGAGACAGAATGGAATCAATGTCACGTTATCGGCCGTACAGTTACCAGCAGTTGTATGGTAATAGATTGGGACGGAAGTAAAGTGTGGGATAACGGTCTTCGCATCAGTAACATCCGTACCGTTAATTTGAAGTTTCAATTTATCGGCGGCGGACATAGCATTTACAGCAACCAAATATTTCATTGGGTGATTGAAGTTGAGCTCTTGAGTCTTAGAGGCGGAGGCGATAGCTTTTTGTGTTTGTGTAATAAGCATGTTTTGTGGTGTGGAAGACAAAGCGGTACGCTCATCAGTGTCGAGGTGAATGAATTGAACGTAGACTTCCGCATCGGCTGTGGCTGTAGTACCCCACGTGATTCTCAATTCAACATCGTGATATTGAAGAGCAATCAATGGGATCGCCGACTGGGCATTCTCACAAAACGAAAATCTGAGTGGGTAGAACGTTTCACCAGAGTAAGTAGATTTAGAGTACGTTTGGTTCATAACAGTTGGTGCGAGAGTCGCAGAAAACTCATAATCTTGTTCATCAATGACTTGTCCACCAATGAGAAGTTCAACCTTAGAAATTCTAGCGTCCCAGTTAGTAAGGTTACCACCTCTATTAGCGATGTAGACATACCCGACCATGTCGCCTTTTCTTTCAAACCTGACGGTCGACATACCACCCGCGGATGGGTTGCCCTGGATAACCTGTTTCTCAACAGTTTGGGCGAAATTTGTGTGACGTTTGTAGTTGGACCTGAAAAAAGAAACTTCAGGTTGGCCGACGAGATGCGCATCTTGGGCACCTACGGCAACGAGTTGGGCAATACCTCCAGACATATTTTATATTATACTAAGGTTTTATTTTTTTAACCTAGGCAAATCCAATCGCATTCATATAAATATTTCCATATAAATTCGATAAGGTCATAAGTGCATGTTTGTCTTGGGTAATTGAAACATCGGTCGTCATCGCATAAAAATTTACATTCGTCAACTCTTTCGAAATATTTATATCACCTCCACTCGCGAGTATAGGCACGACAATTTGTGCACCCGTTATAAGATTTGAGAATACAAGATTTGAAACATCAGTTGTTGAAACGACGAGTGGTGCTGTACCATATGACTTTTCTCTCGCATCAATTGTTATGGTCCCGGAAGAGATCGTTGCAGAAATATCCGTGTTTGTCAACTTTATGTTTTGGGAAGTCGTGTTCCCTGATATTGTAATGTTACTCGCATCAACGTTCCCTGATGTAACGAGACCACCTAATGTAAGAACATTTGCGGTTACATTTGCACCTGTGTTAACACTCACGACATCATCTAATGCAAAAGGTGATGCAGCAACATTTAAATTTCCTATAGTAATGGAATCTGCTGAAACATTACCTGAAACTGTGAGTACATTAGACCCGTACGTGTTTACTGTAAGATTTGCAGATGCCGCTGATGGACCAATTGCTACATTTGCACCTTCCTCGATTATGTTAGCAAGTGATGAACCACCCTGTCCCCCAGAATCGTATATTTCACCTGTTGCTGTGTTGAACGATAAAACGTTATTCGAAGGTGATGCGTGATTTGGGTCAAGTTTTATCGCGTTCGTTACTTTCAAAGATGCTACTGCACCCGCCGAAGATTTAAGTAAAACATCACCGGTATAATCGATTTGTTTCGTAGCTGCAATGTCAATATCACCCGCGGATGTTAAACCCGTGGTCGCGTTATTAAATGCGATCGTATGTGTCGTCGTTGCACCTCCAGTCGTAATCGCCTGTAAAGTCGAAGAAACGTCTGCCCATTCAACTGCTGAAGCCGTACTTTTAAGAAACTTACCATCATCTACCCCTAATTTTGCTAATGTCGTTGCACCCGTGGCATAGAGTAAATCACCCGCCGTGTACGACGCGATGTTTGTACCCCCATGATCAACGTCGAGAACACCCGTAGTTATGTTTTCCGCATCGAGTTCTGTAATAGCCGAACCATCACCATGTAAAGTACCCGCGGTCATTTTACCTGTCGTCGTGACGTTACCCGAGAGGACGTTACCCCAAATGTTTGCAGTAATGTATCCATCAGATGTTGCATTTGTAGGAACTATATCTGAATCATCTGGATCACTTAGTGTATATGCAATTGTATACTCTTTTTGAACACCTCTATAACCAGCCGCAATATTTGCGGTTGGGCGTGTCATGATTATACCCATATCTATGTTGTCCATGGCATTTGCGTTACCTATTTCTATAATAGGATCACTAATAGTGTGTATAGCACTGTCCTGGAACGTCGCACCACCTTGTGCGTGAAATCTACCTGTAACGTATAGGCCTGTAGACACAACTATGTTACTAGTTGTGGTATCATAACTTAATGGACTGTCAATGAGCTCATGGTCATTATTCGCATACGGTATTTTACCTGAAGTCAGAGTTGTACTTTTAAATATAGAAGCTGTAACGTTACCCGTAGCAACTACGTTACCCGAAGCTGTTAAAGATGTTACACCATTTGTAAATGAAACTTCATCAGATGTTGTTGCTCCACCCGTTGTTATTGCTTGTAAAGTTGAAGAAACGTCGTCCCATTCCACTCCAGAATCATTACTTCTAAGGAATTTTTTAGTAGCATCTGTATTATAAGGTGGGAGTTTAGCTAACGCAGTTCCAGACGCTGGACCTAATAACAATTCGTTTTGTGCAATTGAAGTTAAACCGGTACCACCCTTGGCAAGTAAAACTTGTGAACTCAATTTATCGGGGTCTAAGTTTGTAATAGCCGAACCATCACCAGTTATGGTTGTAGCAGAAACGTTATCGGCAATGACATTAGCGGTTACTGTAATTACATTTACGTTATTACCTACAATATTACTCGATACCGTCCCCGCAGTAACAGCGTCAACTTCTAATGAACTAACTTCTAGTTTATTTGTTTTTACATAATTGGATACATTTACATTACCCGTAACATTTAATACATCTGCCGCGGTATCTTCTACATATAAATTAGAACCAACATCTAACCTACCATCGATGATTACATTACTATATGCCTTGAGTGATGTTGTTGGATTTGTAAGGTGGATTGTATTTGATGTAACATTACTTTTATCTGTAACAGTTTGTAAAGTTATATTTGAAAGGAGACCACCGTCGCCTATATAGTTTTGTGCGCTAACATTACCTACCGTTTCGAGTGCATATATAGATTCTGTAGGTACATTCAAACGAAGTTGTCCTTCATTACCCAAACTTAATGCATGCGTGGGTGAAGTATTTGCTATACCTATATTATCTGCGTGAAGTGTACCCGTCTTAATAGTTCCCGAAACTTGAATTTTGTTTGTTGAATTTTCATCTATAAAAACACTTGTTCCAGAAAAAAAACGATTAGCGCGTACATTACCTTCAACTTTTATGGCTTCTGAACCTGAATTGGACATGAAAATCCTATCACCGACAGATAACATATGGGTAGGAGACGTATTTGAAATACCAACATTTGAACCGTGATCGGTCGTAAACGCAGTTGTTATATTCGCAAAGTGTGGTATACTATTTGAAACAACATTACCTTGGGCAGCTGCACTATCTAAAGTAACACCACCTAGAAGGGATGTAGGAACACTCGAATCAACAATTTCTTTTGTTAATGAGGAATAACCGACGAGATTAGAACCCGCTAATTCAGCAACACGGAGTGGGGCCATATATATAGAACCCTCGTTGACTGCATTAATAACAGAATTTGAAGCATTAAAAACAACTGTGTTTTCAGCCTGGTCATCCGTAGCATGTTTACCAAACCGGATTTTGGTAGACCGCTCGATGGTCGGTAAGTTTTTAACCATTTAATATAAGTATGTATTTTAATTTGCATAGATAAGACCAGCCATACCATTTTCAATACGAAGTATATTGTAGTTGACTGCGTATATAGGATCACTAATGATCATGGATTGACTGACTATCTTTGCAGAATCTAATCGACTAAAATTGAGCGTTCCTGTCGGCTGGAGTGAACTCGTCGATAAGCAAAAACAGTATAAGAAAAAATCGGGGGACGTAACAAAATTTGTATGATAATAGTTCATAACGTCTATAAAGTGTGGTTTCGCCCATTTAAAATTACCTATATCTAAACCGTTTATTTCAACCTTTATTCTATTGGTTGTTGACGTTAATGCCCCTTCGGTCGTTGTATCCGAAGATGCAAGATACTTGACTGGATGATTAAATGTCAATTCCTGTGAAAGTTCATTTGAAGGAATACTTTTTTGAACCTGTGTAATAATTAAATTATGGTTACGCGAAACGAGGTTACCGCGTTCTTCGTTATCGAGGTAATAATAGTTTGAATAACACTCAAAATTATAGTTACCCGCATTTGGTCCCCAATGTATACGTAATTCGACGTTATGGTAATGTAAAGCCACAATGGGTAAAGCGCATTGTGCACCCTCACAAAAGAAGAATCTAAATGGATAGAAATAAGAGCGAGCACTTACACCTGGGTGTGTACCATTCGCACTTTTTGAAACGTTTGTTGCAAACGTATCGATTGCTATTTTTTCGGTAAAAATAGCATCTTGTGTATCAATAACTTGTCCACCGATAAGAAGTTCAACTTTATCTATGAGTGTATCCCACCTCTGGATATCAAGCGCCTGTGTATTATTATCAATTGTTAGATATGTATACCCTAACATATCACCTGTTCGATCAAAACGAATAGATGACATAGAATTCGCTTTCACATCTCCCTGAATAGTTTGTTTTTCAACGGATTGTGAAAAGTTAGAATGTCGTTTAAACGTTGACGTAAAAAAAGATATTTCTGGTTCGCCCATAATGTGTTCGTCTTGAGCACCAATTGCTATAAGTTGAACAATACCAGATGACATTTATAATAAGAAAAGGTTAAAAATACAAGTGCACGACGCCCTGAAATAATTAATAGGATACGTTTCTTCTCTTACACACAAATTTAAAAATAAAAATTGCATCCCCACATGCGGCTGTGGTACCATCTTGTTTATCTAAATTAAAAGTTAACCTATCGAGTTTACGAATTGGGTTATAATATTGTTGAATAATTGGGTATTCATTTCTGAAGAATACCGCTTTTTTAGCACTACTTGCGGCGTGTAGTGTGTGTTCACATATAATCGTACCAAAAACACCGTTAAGGTGATTATCATCAGCGTCTTCAAGGTCCTTTTTTCCACGTTGTGAAAAATTGGTTTTAAGTTGTTCTATACCGATGTGTATACACCTTTGATCATCATCACTCGTGTTAATACTCGCAGCAAGTAATTGCACCTGGACAACATTTTCTAGGGGTTTTGGTAAATGAAGTGTAAATTCTGTGTTATCTGAACCATGATCCAAGTTATCAAGAATGACGGTATGGTGTTCATATTCGAAATCGGGTAAAGTGGATTGACTAGTCACTAAAGCCATTTATATATACTGGAGATTTTACTTCATCTTATACCCCGCTTGTTCTCGAACAAGTTTTTGGCCGTCACATACACCACCTTTACTGTCGGAATAGTATGCATCACCCAAACATTCTTGAGTCGATGGGATATCGAAGAGCGAACCCGTATTGACGGTTTCGATTTCGACATCTTTACCCTGGTATCCGCTGGTACGGAACATTGTGAGAACACACAATACTGCGATGATGATGACGATAGCTTTGATCGTGTTTCTGTTGGTGGCGTTAAGTTTCATTTATATTGAATCAACATTTTTTATAAAGTGCGTTAAAGAGATTAGAATAGTTTCAATATAAAGAGTAATAGTAATGGACGGTGAAATTATTCTTGATCGTAAAAATACGAATGTCATGAAACTTGATGATAATGAACAGGCCCTGATGAACGAAATTGAAATTGATGTTCCTCGACGTCAGCCTGTGAAAAAACAAATTTCTCAAATGAAAACACAATTTACAGCGCCAAAACCACAAGTTTTTCAGGAAGATATTGATTCGTTTGCTAATCCAAACAAACAAGCACAACCATCTATACCTCCACCAGAAGCACCACTTGATTATCACGAATATGACGATGAACCCGAGATGGAGTACGGTGGTGGCGAGGGTGGATATATGATGGAGGAAGAAGAAGAAAAACCATCACCAGGTTTTAAGACGGTTGATGAAGAGAAAGCGGATCTCGTGAACAAACTCGGACGATTGGAAAAAAAGGGGTTTACTGTGAACAAGCGTTTGAATGCTTATTCCCCTATAGACGAACTTAGAAACGAAGTAAAACGAATAACATATAGTATAGATGTAGACAAATCAATTAAGTTTTCAAGACGTATGCTTATTGCGTGTACGACAGGCCTCGAGTTTATGAATAAGAAGTATAACCCATTCGAGATTCAACTTGACGGGTGGTCTGAAAACGTTATGGAAAACGTCGACGATTACGATGAAGTATTCGAAGAATTATACGTGAAATATAGATCTAAAATGCACGTCGCCCCAGAAATCAAATTGATTATGATGCTTGGAGGCTCAGCGATGATGTTCCATTTGACGAATAGTATGTTCAAATCGGTCATGCCAAACATGAATGATGTGATTAAACAGAATCCGGGACTTGTTCAAAACATGATGTCTGCAGTACAAAATACAGTACCAAAATCACAACAAGGTTCCGAACCTTCGAGTGATGGTAAACACGAAATGCAAGGTCCAGGGTTCGATATTTCCAGTCTCATGGGTAACATTATGATGCCACCAACACCACCAATGAACACAACAAGTATTCCAGCTCAGGAACCAGTTGTATTAGACGATGATGACGATGACGATATTTCTGATATTG